TTGATAACACCGAGGGCCTGGACAAGATCAGCCAAATCCGTGTTCGTAACTTTGAGTACCGCTTGCCTGATGAAGTTGATCCTGAACTGAAGCCAAGCGATGCAGTACAACGACCCGGCATTCAACTCGGCGTTATTGCCCAAGAGCTTCAGCAAGTCTGCCCTGATTGCGTCAAGGAAGAATCCACCGGCGTGTTGTCCGTAGATTCGGACAATGTGTTCTGGCACATGCTGAACGCCATCAAAGAACTTAACACACGCCTCCAAGCAGCCGAGGCTGAAATCGCAACCCTGAAAGGAGCTTAATCATGTCTGAACTTATTCAAGAAGTACCCAGCCAAGCAGAACTTGACCGCCATTTCTCAGCAATGGGCGACTCGGTGGATCTCATCAACGCCATCGTTGCCGGTACTCGGATGCAAAACGAATCAGCGCAAGAGCGTCAAGACTGCATCAAGCGCAATGTCGAGCATCTTGAGCTTATGATTGCAAAGGGATGGTTTAACGACCGTGACCTCACAGCAGTCAACGCAGCGATTACCGCTGGCAAAGCCTAAAGGAAAACCATGAACGACCAAGACGTAACCGTAAAACTTTCCCTGATGAACAATATCATCGGGTATCTAGGCACACGGCCTTATGGTGAAGTGTTTCAGATCGTACAAGCCATTCAAGAGCAAGTAGCGCCACAACTTCAAGTAGCCCCTGAAGTAAAAGCGGAAGAGTAGATGGACGACAAAACCCACGAGCTAGCCGTACTCAAAGCGCAGGCTAAGATTCGGCTTGAAGAGCTTAAAGCACAAGACTCGGCCAAAGAAGTAGCAGGCAAAGCCATTGGCGAAGATGGGCTGCTTTATATCTTCCTGATCGTGATCGTGGGTGTCGGTGCATCTCTTTTCCTTGAAGGCGAAAAAATTGCTGCTGTTATGGGTCTTCTTGGTGCTTCACTTACTGCACTTATTCAAATGCTGAATGGGATTGCAGGTACTGCACCTAAGCAAGAAAAGCCTGAGTTTGAAGTCATCAAGGATCTCATCACTCGGTTGGACAAGCTTGATCGTGCCGAGCCGCCCATGCAGGTTGATGTTGAAGGCAGCAAGGTAACGGTTAAGAAAGGTGCTGACATCGTAACGGCTAAGGGTAATCATGTTTGAATTACTTGGCGGCGGGTTACTTGGCTCCATCTTTGGTGGCATCTTTCGGCTTGCTCCTGAAGTCCTGAAGTTCTTGGACAAAAAGAACGAACGCCAGCATGAACTCAGCATGTTCCAACTACAGACCGATCTGGAGAAGATGCGCGGTGAATTCAAGATGGAGGAGAAGTATGTTGACTACTCTATCCAGCAGATGGACACAATTAAAGAAGCGTTTAAGGAACAGGCCCAGACCGCAAAAGAGGCTGGCTGGTTCGCTAGCTTTGTCACTGCTATTACCCGCCCCGGTCTTACTTGGATTGCATTTGGCGTATACGTGGCTGTCAAAGCTGCTGGCTTGACCATAGCCTTTCAGACCAATGCTAACTGGGCCGAGGTCTTAACCAAGTCCTATGACGAGGATGATTTCGCCATGCTGAACATGATGCTTACGTTCTGGTTTGTAGGACGATCGATTGAAAAGTACAACAAAGGTGGGTAGTCGTGGAAGCCTTGATCGATTCCCTCGCAAGGGTTTGGTTCTTGGGGGTTGCGCTTGTTGGCGTGGCCGTTTATGCCGTGACCATTAAGACGCGGCTTGATTACTTGGAGAAGGACCACGATAGGCAGATCCACGCGCTTTGGGAACATGTCAATCGACTGATCAAAGAGAAATCCAGTGAATGAGGCTAAGAAGCTTTGCAAAGACGTACTGATTAAGCCCTTTGAAGGGCTGGCAAAGCGTTTGCCTGACGGACGAGTAACGGCTTATCCTGACCCCGGAACCCGTGGTCACCCTTGGACAATCGGCTGGGGTGCAACCGGCCCTGACATTAATCCCGGCACGATCTGGACGATGCAGCAGTGTGAAGACGCGCTGGATCATCACGTTGAGTACTTTGTCAGGGGGCTTTTTAAGATGTCTCCCAAACTTCAAACTGCCTTACCAAGACGCATTGCCGCCGTGACAAGCTGGGCTTACAATTGTGGCTTAGGAAACTATCGGGTTTCCACGTTCAAGAAACGTATTGATGCGGGGGACTGGGATGGTGCAGCCGATCAGTGCTTATTGTGGAATAAAGCTGCCGGTAGAGTCCTCCCCGGCCTTACACGCCGACGTGCGGCTGAAGCTGCATTGATGAGGTGAGCGATGCCACTCAAAAAGATATTATTAAAGCCGGGGGTTAATAAAGAAAACACTCGGTATACCAACGAGAACGGTTGGTATGTATCTGACAAAGTGCGGTTTCGCCAAGGCACCCCTGAAAAGATTGGCGGATGGTCACGTATATCCCCCTATACTTTCCAAGGCGTATGTCGTTCTTTATGGAACTGGGTCACGCTAGGGTTTGAAAACCTTATGGGGGTTGGGACCAACCTCAAATATTATGTGGAGCGTGGGGGGTACTACAACGACATCACGCCAATTCGCGCAACCTCAACCATTAATAACAATCCGTTTGCACTCACTGCATCTACTACGGTAACAGTTACTGACACAGCGCATGGAGCCATAACAGGCGATTTTGTTACGTTTAGTGGTGCTGTGGACATTGGTGGAGTTGGTACAAACGTTACCGCGTCGGTGCTTAATCAAGAGTTTCAAATTACTCGTGTTGACGCTAACACCTACACCATCACTATTTCTGTTACGCCTAATGCTACAGCTATAGCTGCTTCCCCCGGTGGTGGAGCTTCAGTTGTTGCGGCATATCAAGTCAACACTGGCCCTGCGTATCAATTACCGCTAACGGGTTGGGGTGGTGGAGGTTGGGGGCTTGGAACTTGGGGTTTTGGTAGCGGGGCAACCGACTCTTTGCGCTTATGGTCTGCCAGTAATTGGGGCGAGGATTTAATTTTTGGACCTCGTGGTGGTGGGCTGTATTACTGGGATGCAGGGAATCTTGCTACTAATCCTGTTGGACGAGGCGTCAACGTCAATACGCTAGGGGGTACTGTAACCCTAACTATTGCAACACCCTGTGTTATCACGTTATCCAATATTCTGGCAGAAGGCACGGCAATTAAACTTGCCACAACGGGCGCACTACCTACTGGGCTTACTGCGGGTACGACGTACTATTTACGTAATGTCGATGGTGCTACGGCTAATCTTTCAGCTACGGTAGCTGGGGCGTTAATAAATACATCAGGGTCACAGTCGGGCACTCAAAGTATTTCTGAGCTTGTTGATGTTCCCACTTTGCAAAACTATATTCTTGTATCGGACACTTCTCGGTTTGTGTTGCTGTTTGGTACAACAGACTATGGCAGCACAACGCTAGATCCCATGCTTATTCGGTGGTCAAACCAAGAATCGGTTGTTGATTGGGTGCCGTCTTCGTTAAATCAAGCAGGGTCTGTACGGTTGTCCCACGGTTCGGAAATCGTCACTGCTTTACAGGCTCGCCAAGAAGTTGTGGTGTGGACTGATTCTTCGCTTTATTCGCTTCAGTATGTTGGTGCACCCATTGTTTGGTCTTCGCAGTTACTTGGGGACAATATATCAATTGCAGGGCAAAATGCTGCGGCAATTGCTTCTGGTATTGTGTTTTGGATGGGCGTAGATAAATTCTATCGCTACGACGGTCGAGTGCAAACACTTCGTTGTGATCTTCGTCGGCATGTATTTAGTAACATTAACTTTAATCAAAACCAACAAATTTTTGCTGGAACTAACGAAGGTTTTAATGAAGTTTGGTGGTTTTACTGTTCGGCTGATGCTACGGCAGTTGATTCTTATGTTGTTTACAACTACGCCGAAGATATTTGGTATTACGGCTCGTTAGCGCGTACGGCTTGGATTGATTCTGGGTTAAGAGATTACCCTGTTGCGGCTACGTACAGCTATAACCTTGTCAACCATGAGCAAGGGATTGATGACAACGAAACCGGTACGACGTTGCCTATTGAGGCTTATATCGAGTCGGCTGAATTTGACATCGACGATGGCGAGAAGTTTGGGTTTATTTGGCGTATGGTGCCGGATCTGACATTCCAAGGATCAACCGCAGGTACCCCACAAGTTACGATGACCATGTACGGCATGAACGGATCAGGGTCTGGGTTTAACACCGAAGCAGCTAAAGCAGTTGCTCGTACATCGACGATTACGATTGAGCAGTTTACTAATATTGTCTACACCCGCATCCGTGGGCGGCAGATGATTATGAAGATTTCATCGGACGGGCTTGGTACAACTTGGCAGCTTGGCGCACCCCGTATTGATATTCGTCCTGATGGACGTAGATAGATGTACAATAAACAAAACAGCATGTACAATAAAACCTTCATTATTTTGGAGGTTGCTATGGGGCGTTTTGTTAATCGCGTAGGGCAAATTTTTGGGCGTTTACAAGTGCTGTCTAGAGCAGGCACAGACCACAACAAAAAAGTGCTTTGGCGATGTGTTTGTTCTTGTGGTAAAGAAGTTTTAGTGCCTTCAGGCAGTTTAGTTACTAAAAACACCACCTCTTGTGGATGCTATTTAAAAGAACGTATTACTAAACATGGGGGGTATGGTAAATCTTCCTACAACACTTGGCGGTCTATGATCCGTCGTTGTACTGTACCTACGGATAAAGATTACCCTCGATGGGGGGGTCTAGGAATTACTGTGTGTTCTAGATGGTTAAAATATTCTAATTTTGCCGCAGATATGGGGGAACCTGAAGGTGCCCAAACTTTAGATCGAATTAATCCTTATGGTAACTACCAACCAGATAACTGTCGTTGGGTACTGCCAACTATTCAAGCGCGTAATATTCGGATACCAAAGACTAATAAAGCTGGTGTAATTGGAGTTATTAACGTATATGCTGATAAATGGATGGCTTCAATAACTGCAAACAAAAAAAGATACTACGCTCCTGTTCGTAATTCAGTCGCAGAAGCTGCGGCGGATCGTAAAAATCTTGAGTGTTTGTATTGGGGGAAAGAGTGAGTTTTATTCAACATCCTGCTGCACCTAACTTGCCGCTGGCACCGGGGCAGTACGACTCACGCTATCAAGAGCAGTTTAATAACGTCTTGCGCTTGTACTTTAACAGGCTCAATAACAACTTACTTTCATTGTTTGGGCCTGATGGGGGGCGGTTTTTAACTAACCCGTTTGGTGCGTGGTCAAGCGATTCTGATCAAGTAGCTGTTAGTACAACCGCAGCATATGCGATAACGTTTGATGTTGCTGATATTGTGGACAGCGTGTATCTAGTTAGTGGGTCTAGAATGACTGTTACGTATCCTGGGGTTTACAACTTACAATTTAGTATTCAGTTTGCTAATACAGATACTCAGATTCATGATGTTGATGTTTGGGCGGCGATTAACGGCACTAACCTTGATAATAGCAATTCAAAGTTTTCGGTTCCTAACAGTCATGGTGGTACAGACGGGCATCTTATTGCAGCGTTAAATTTGTTTCTGCCTATGCAAGCGAGTGACTACGTAGAACTTTACTGGCATACTGACGATACTAATGTGTTGATTGAGCACATCCCTGCTGCTTCTTCGCCTACTCGCCCTGCAACACCGTCTGTTATTGCTACGATGTCTTTCGTATCTGCGTTACCCGACTAAATGAGCACTTCTACTAAAACCCTGACTCCTGAGCAGCAAGCTGCCCTTGCTAAACTGCAAAGTTTTCAGCAGCAGAAAGCGCTTGATGAGTATTTGTCAGGCCGAGCTACGCAATACGGTGCTACACCCAAGGGTGCAAAGTCTGACACGGGCTGGACTGCGGGAGAAGCATTGGTTAATCCGTTTGCTGGGTTAAAAGATTTTGGTAAGAAGAACGTTGATATTTATGGTACTGGGGAAGAATTAAGTAACGTAGTAGGGCAGGAAGAAAGAGCAAAGACTGCTAGCGATCTGATGCGGGAGAAGTTTGGTGAGCAGTTAGGGCATAAATCTACATTTACCAAAGCTTACAAAAAGGATGATAAAGGCAATCCTGTTGAAGTAGAGCTAGATTCCCTTACGCCAGAAGAACTTAATTCTGGCAATGTTGTGTTGTTCATGGGCGGTAAAACGGGGGGCGAAAGCCGCGAGCGCATGGCGCAAGCCTACATCCCCAAAGGTGACAAACTTATTCCTGTCGGTGATCCGAAGTATTACAAAGGCGAGCATCCTGACGCTGCGAATGTGGCTACTGCGTTAAAAGTTGGGTCTTTACTTGCTATGCCTTTTGGTGGTGTTGGTGGACTGCTTAGCGGGGTTACTGGGACGGCTGGTGTTGCGGGTGCAGCAGGGGCTGCGCTTGGCGAACTTGGGATTAATACCGCAGGGAGTGGTATTGCAGGTACTTTAGCTAGTGCAGGGCTTCCATCGTTTGCTGCTGATGCTGCGGCTAAGGCTTTAGTGTCTGGGGTTGTTAGCGGGGGGCTTGGAAAGTTAGCAGACCAGCCGTTCTCTAAGGGGTTTAAAACTGGGGCTACATCTTCGTTGGCTTCAGATGTAATAGGCGCGGGGCTTAATAAAGTCGCCCCCGATATGTTTAAAGGGCTTGGTTCTTTAGAAGTACCCGGAAAATCAATAGCTACGTCGGCTTTAACGGCAAAAGCGTTAGGTCGACCTTTTGATGTTGGACAAGCAGTAAAAGGTGCTGCAATTAACTATGGGTTAAATCAAGCTGGGCAAGCTGCGGGGATCGAGCCTAAACAGCAAGTTGCTCTGATGAAGTTTTTAAATTTTGCTGCCCCGCTAATTGCAGCGCGGCGTAAGCCGGGAGGACCATGATGAGTATTGAAGATTTCGGGTCGCTTGATGCCGGACCGGGGGCTGTAGAAATGCCCGATGATGTTTTTGTTAATTTTAACAACCCAGCAATTGAAAATCCTTTTCAAGTAGCGTCACGTAGTCTTGTAGGTGACCCGGACGATGTTCAAGTCTCTGCTTCTACGCTACTAGAATTTAAAAATCTATATACCCCTGCGGAACTTAACTCTATTGTTGATGCGTTTGTATCGGAAACGGGGGATGCAGAAACTGGGAGTTTGTTAAAAAACTTATTAGGGTCTGATACAACTTTGTCGGATACTGCTTCAGCAGCGGCAAATAAAATACCCGTTGGGGAAGGTGATATTACTACGGCAGGGTACACAACAAAAGACCTTAATAAAATTGGCAGTGACGCTACTAAAACTACCGATAAAAAAGGAATACTAGGAACAGACATTACCGCTGGCGATGCAGCCAAATACGCAGCCATGCTCGCAATAGCAAAAATGGCATATGATGATGCCCAAAGAGCTAGAGAAGCAGCTAAGGGGTGGTCGCCTAAAAGTTCTCCTACTGTAACCGCACATCGTAGTGGAAAAACGGATGGGGTAACTTATCGTCGTGCAGCAACAGGAGGTGGCATTGGGTCACTGGATATGGCGCGGGGGGGACGTGCACTACCGCCACGATACCTCGATGGACACTCAGACGGAATGGCTGATAAAGTCTCGGCAAACATTGACGGTAGGCGACCTGCTGCGCTCAGTGATGGCGAGTTTGTTATTCCTGCTGATGTTGTTAGTCATCTTGGTAATGGTAACTCTAACGCTGGTGCGAAACGCCTTTACGAAATGATGGATCGTATCCGCGCTGCACGAACGGGCAACCCTAAACAGGGCAAACAGATTAACCCTGACAAATTTATGCCGAGGTAATTATGGCTGATTCTGATTACACTAAAGCACTTAGAGCCTCAATACCCACTGCTAGAAGAATTTCAGACGATGATTGGTATGATCGTTTAGGCGATCTTGTTTATCGTGACCCATCCAGCGGCGCTGGTGTAGGGGTGGAGCTTGATGAAAACAATAAAGTTAAAAACCTAACGTATTATGACGCGCAAGGCCGACCATTACGTAGCAGCGTTTTTACAGCTCAAGACCTTTACAAGAATGCTAGTGAGTTTGGTATTGATCTGAGCAATATCGGTTCGCTAGGTCAAAAACTTGAAGCCGCTGGTGTTAACTATAAACCCGGACAGCTTTACGCTGGCACTAAATCAGATCAAGGGATTGATTTTAATGCTATTGCTAAAGGCGAGCTTGGTTCCGCATACGATTGGACTGCTCCTTATAAAGAACGATCTCCTCTTTCTATATTTGCTACTGACCCGGATTTTAAAGCTGCGGACGTACGCGCAGCCGCAGAACAGCAAAAAACAATTGATATGGCTGAACAGCTTGGCATTGGGAAATATAAGCAAGGAGCGCAAGCTGAATTTACAAATCTTCTAAATGATTTACGTACTGCTGCAAGAGGGCAGTTAGGTAAAGGGTCTGCTACAAAAGAGCAACTTGAAACTTACGGTAGAAATTTAGGGTTGTCGCCTGAAGCTATTCAGTATGCGCTTGGCGGGGATGACGCAAAAGCTCCCGCTTTTTCTCCGTATAACTTGCAAGAGCTACGTAAAGATATAGGTTTAGATGCAGCTACAACTGCGCTACTTAATAAACTTGGTGATAGAAACGTATCTGCTACGGAACAGCTTTTATTTTCTGACCCGTTGGCACGACAGCTCGCTTTAAATACTGCTGATCAAAGATTTGTAGCCTCTGGTGATGAAAGCTCAAAAGCTGCGGAGTTAGCTGCCTATGGTAAATCTATTGGATTAAATCAAGATCTTATTGATTATCTGACAGGAAAAGACACTAACCTAGAATTAAGCTACGAAGATGCAATTGAAAATATTACCGGTGGAGGTAATGCAGGGGTCGTAGATACTGGGAATAAAGCAGGGGTTGTAGATACTGGGGGTTTAACTAATACTGGGAGCCTAATCGATACTGGGGGAACTAAAACAATAACCCGTACATTTGCTGATGAACCTGACATCACAGGTAAAAGTGTGCCTGTGCAAGGTGAGTCGGGGCTACGTGAGTTTTATGGTCCGTATGTACAGCAGATGATGCAAAACATGTCGGCGCTTAATGCCCTACGCGAAGATCCTAATTACAGACCTATGAAGTTTGGGGATACTTATGGGCAAGAAACCGCAGGGGCTTTAAGTGATTTAGCTTATACGCGGGGTAAAAGACTTGGAGATAACCAAGACACCCTTAAATCCTTTACACCTTTTAATTATTCGTTTGCTTCAGACAAAAAAGCTGCGCGTGGTGGGTTGATGTCACTCATGCCTGAAAGGTATGTAGATGGTGGTGCGGTTGGAAATACTTATACCGCCCAGACTGTTCCTTCTACATTTACTGCACCTGCTGAAAATTATCAATCTACTCAGTTTTCGTCCGGGTTTAGCACACCTAGCAACATTTACACGGCATCACCTATTACTGACGGTACTGGAACTTTTGACGCTACCGCGCAGCAGCAGTACATGAATCCTTATATGTCTGGGGTAGTTGACCCCGCAGTCCGCGAGGCTAAACGTCAATCTGAAATTGCTGGTCTAGCTAACGCTGCAAAAGCTACGCAGGGTGGTGCGTTTGGTGGCGCTCGTTTTGGACTTATGGAAGCTGAACGTTTGCGTAATCAGGCTACGCAAGTGGGCGATATTTACAGTAAAGGGCAAGCAAGCGCGTTTGAAAACGCCCAAAAAGCTTTTGAAGAGGAGCAGAAAAGAAAGCTTACCGCAGGTATTGAATCCGAAAAAGCTAGACAAGTTGGCGGGCAACAAGCGCTTTCTTCTGCTGAAATTGCTGCAAAATTAGGTCTGGAAGCTCAAGGATTGACTGAGAAATCCAAACAGTTTGGCGCTCAATACGGACTTGATGTTGGTAAAACTACTGCGGAATATGACCAACGCGCTCGTGAACTTCAACAACGTGCAGAAGAAGCTCAAGCTAGAGGCGATCAGTTTGCTGCGGAACAGGCACTTAGAGAACTTGATTCAGCGCAACGTGCTGCTGAAGCACAACGTACATTTGAGTATCAACAAGGGCGAGATACTTACCTTGATCCTTACCGTGAACTTATGTATCAGAGTCAAATCCTTTCTGGCCTGCCAGTTAAAGCTGGAGACACCGGAGTTAGTCCGTCCGGGGATGCGTTGAAAGCACTGCTTGCAAGTTACGGTGTTCTTTTTCCCGGAAGTTAAAGGAAAACAGTCATGGCGTATACACCTCTTTCCCCTAGCGGCGTTGCTAATGCTTTGCAAGATGTTGCAAAATTTCCCGACTCAAGGTTGCAGCAGTATGCAGCAGGACGCCCTCCACAACCCACAGGGCAAGTACAACCGGGGCCAACGGGTCAAGCAGCACAGGAATTAAACGCACGTGGTATGCAACGGCAAGCTGCACAACGTCAACAAGCTATGCAAAACAATCCCGCAAACAGTCCAACCATCTTTCAGCAGAAGGATATGGAGTTACAGCAGAAAGCCCAACAGCTTGCTGCGATGGGGCAACAGATACAGCAAAAAGAACAACAGCTTGGTGTGCTCGGCGCACTCATGGCTAAAAAAGCGCAGGACATGCAGGCACGGGATACTACTGGTATAGGTTCGCTGCCGCTGGATACGTTTAACGCTATGGATGGCGGTATTGTGTTTAGTGGTGGGGGCAGAGTCAAAGGCTACAGTGGGGAAGATGACGAAAGCGTAGTGCGTAGAATTGATGCTTCAAAGCTTCCTCGATTCGATCCGTCAGCGCCAAGCAGAGAAGTAAGCGACGAACAAAAAGAAATGTTGATGATGTTTGGCAAGAGGCTTGGGGAGGGGCTTCAAAAACAAGCTGCGTTACGTCGAGAAGCATACTTAAAAGACACGCCACCAAAAGAGGAAAAGAAAGAAGACACTGGTCGAAGAGATTCTGGCAAAACAAATACTCCTTCTGGTGTAGCGGGGCTTGATATTGAGGGGCGTATGCGTAGAGGCTTAGCTTCTGTGCGTGGTGAGTCCGATAAACAGGAAAGACTTGTAGGTGACATACAGCGTAACTTAGAAGAGCAATACGAAGCTATCGATAAATCAAACTTGTCGGATGCACAAAAAGAAGCAGCGCGTAAAAAAGTAACTGATGCGATGCAGGCTGAGTATGGGGAGTACACTAAAGGACGTGAAACAAGGCAGCAAGCTATTGCAGACGCTCTACGCGGTAGAAAGCCCGGAATGTTTGAAGGTATTGCCTCAGCGCTGCCGTCTGGTAGAGCGTCTTTTGCTGACGTGTTAGCAGGCGCTGCTAGAGGCGTTACTGCGGAGCGTGGGCGGTATAGAGATGCTGATAAGGAAGCTGCGCTGTACATAGCGCGAGCCCAAGAAGAGTCTGCTAAAGCCGACATGCTTGAAAAACGTGGGCAACGGGCAGAGGCTCAAGCGGCAGAAGACAGGGCGCAATCACTCTTGGATAAAGCTACAACGCGCAGGTTGCAGGGGCTTGGGGTTAAGAAAGAAGGCATTGCCTCGTTGCTACAAAGAGAAGATGCACAGCAAGCGATTGAACGCGCTATTGCTGAGAAGGCAGTGACTGCACAGCTTGATTACGAGACTAAAGAGCGGCTTGAACGCCTTAAGGCAAGCTTGCAGCCCAGAGAAGTTAGCTTCTACAATCAGTTGTTGGCGGCGTTTAACTCTGGCGATTCCAAGCGTATTGAAGCTGCAAAAGATATGCTATCTGCAATGTCCTTAAGACAGCCTGCTAGAAACACAGGAGCAATAACTGACTCGCAGCTTCGCAGATCGTATGATAGTGAGATGCGTACTTGGGATACAAACTTGAAAGGTCCACGTCCTACCTTTGAGCAGTGGAAAGCGCGAAGCGAGGGAAGTGGTGAAGACGTAGTTGATTTTACTGGTGGTAAAGGATAAAGCGAATGGCGTATTTCCTACCCATGCCAGATGGAAGACGGGCAAAGTTTTCTGACTCAACGCCACGGGAAGAAGCAGAAACTATTCTGCGTGAAAAGTTTCCTGACCTTTACCCCAGAAGTGGGGGCATTACAGGCGCATTAGGTAAAGGCGTTGAGTCAACACTGTCAAGTTTACGCACGGGTATAGCTGGACTGTTTGATGCTGAACAGGCTGCAAAGGATGCAGCGCTTCGTGAACGCAGCATAGCTTCTCGTTATGCAGACGAGGTTGGGCTTGAGCAGTTACGCAAACGGTATGAACAAGAGGGGCTGCTTGGTGGGGCTAAAGAGGTGTTTGGGGTTCAAGCACCGAGGGCTATTGCTGAGCAGGCTCCTCAGATTGGGGTTTCTCTGGGTGGTGCGTTTGGTGGCGCACGTTTGGGCGCGGCAGCGGGGGCAGTCTTTGGTCCCGTTGGAGCAGGAATAGGTGCCGCAGTTGGTGGGGCTGCGGGTGCCTTCGCGCCTTCTTTTCTTCAGCAGTTCGGGGCTAACCTTTCACGGCAAGCTTCCGAAGGCAAAACGATTGACGCCGCATCAGCGGCTGCGGCAGCAACTGCACAAGCAGGGCTTGAGACTGCGGCAGGTTCGTTTGTTTTGGGCAAACAACTTGTTGGTAAACTCATCGGCAGACCTGTTGAAAAAGCACTTGATAGCACAGCAGGCCGTGCACTTGCTGAACAGAGTTTAAAGCGCACCCTCGCTACGGGGGCAGCGCGTGCTACAGCCGTTGAAGTTCCGACTGAAGTTACGCAGGCTATGCTTGAGCGGTTACAGGCAGGTCTCCCCCTAACATCAGACGACGCGCTCAAAGAGTACGGTGATACGGCATATAAGACAGCACTCAGCGCTCCTGTATTTGGTGGGGCTGCACGAGTAGGTGAGCGCGGCGCGGCGCGTACACAAGTTGAAACGGAAGATGCAGCTAAACGCGCAGAAGAGCAACAACGTCAAGCAGCAGAGGATCAGCAGCGTCAGGCAGCAGAAGAAGCTCGCAAGCGTTCTCCCGAATATATGCAGCAGTTGAATCAAGAACAGGTTCAGCTCAAGGATGAGATACGTCAGCTTAACGACTTGTTAAAAGATAAAACGCTTGATCCAACACAAAAGTTAGAAGCGCAGGATCGTCGTAAAGATATTGGTAAACGGCTTAAAGAAATTAACGACGAGATCCGGTCAGTAGTACCGGCACGTCCTGTTAGTGCATTGTTGGCAGAGCGTCAGATGGAGCAGGAAGCCAAAGGCGCACCTGTTGTTGATGAGTTTGGTAATGTTGTTCCCGGCAAATTTGTGCCCACTGAAGTAGACATCGAAGCGCAGGTTGGCCCCGGTTACGATACAGAGGTAAACAAGCTACGCGCCGCAGAAGAAAAGCGCGTACGTGAGCTACAAGAATCCTTACGTGAAGCATATCAGCGTAGTGTGGCTGCGGCTGAGCGCAAAGACGCCAAAGAAAAAGCTGAGTACGATAAGCTAATTGCCAGTATTGCCAAGCAAGCTGAGAAAGGTAAGGAACGCCTTGCTAAAACTCAGATTCCTATGGACATGCAGATGCCTTTTGCAGACGCATACGACGCGCTTACACAAGCTGCGGAGCAGACGCAAGTTGGGCAGTACGATGAAGCGCTTGTTGATCAAATTCTTCAAAAGATTGAAGGGCAACAGCCTAAGCCTACGGTACAAGCGCAAGGCGAACTTGCCCTTGAAGACCGCTCTAAATTCACCAGACAGATTCAAGATCTTCAAGCCCAACGTGAAAAAGCTGTACAGGCCAGAGACTCAGCAACGATAGCCACACTTGACGCACAGATTGCTGAATTACGTCGTGATCAAGCTGCGGCTGCGCCTGACTTTGCCACTAAGCGGGATGAAGTATTTCTTGATCTTGAAAGTACAGTTGATGATTTGAGAAAGCGCCGATATTTTGGCGTTACAGGAGAAACCGCAGAGGCTTCTTCATTAGCTGCATCTTTACAGAAGAAAGCAACTGCCCTTAAAGGCGATTACGTCAATACGGTGCTGCAAGAAATTGCACAGTCTCGCGCCGACAATAAACAAGTTGGACTGAATAAAGACGAAGAGCTTGCTGTTAGAGCGCGACTTGACGGGTTGTTGCAAGAATACATAACGCGTTCGCAGGCATTGTCTGCTAAAGAAGTTAGAGACGGACTTGATCAAGTTGTTGAGAAGAAGCGTGAGTTTGCTCCGCGTGATGTGCAGGTTTTAACGCAACTTCAAAACCGTATTAAGACAAACGCTGATAAAGAACTTGAGCTATCGAACCGTATTGCCAAAGAACCCAACGCAAATAACAAGGCGCAGTTACAGAAACAACTTGACGCGTTGTACGGACAGACTAGGCAGATAACAAATACGTTTTTACAGCGTTTAACTGAGCCATTGAAAGTTCGCGTTGTTGAAGTTTTACGTCGTCCGTCGGACACGCGTCCTTTGGGGGAACGCCCATTTGGTGCTCCTGGGCGTGCTGCTGAATTGTTGCAAGAAGGGCTTAACGAAGTACGCCAGGAATACATGCGCCCTGAGCGCGTGGCTGCACCACAGATTTTAAAAACGGAATTTCCCGGCTACAAACTTGCACCTGCTGCTGAAGGTGAACCAACTAAGAGTCGCGTGGTTGTTACGCGTGATGAAAAAGAAGAGAAGGTAAGTGACATTGGTCGAGTACGCAGAAAGATTGAACAGGCAGAGTTAAAGATTGAGCGCGTTCGCGCTATGGGAGAACTACTGCCTGCGGTTGAGTCTGCGTTCGATACGTTTGAGCGTATGGACAAGCCCAGTGAAGCGTTGGTTGATTTAGTGCTTGAACAGGCGGACAGAATCCTGAAGGGTACAGATCTTCCGTTCAAACCAAGTGCAGACATAACACGCCGTGCCAAACGCCCCGGTGCGCAGAATACGGCTGAGTTGTTGCCACAGATCCAAGAAGCTATTAAAGCTGAAGCGCCTGCCCCAGAAGTTGGTGGTGCGCAGATGGATTTGTTTGGTGAGAAAGAGCTTGAGCCCCGTGCCATTACGCGTAAGACGCCAGAAGCATTTATGCGTTTTCTTAAGTCGTTGCAAGTTTCCAATATGCGGTTTTCGAACAGCGTCAGCCGCTTGCTTTTTAGCGTCCGTCAGACGCTTACGAAAGATGCAGCACGTGCGTCCAAAGAAAACCTTGATAGGCTGATTGAAGAAGTAGGCAAAGACGTTACCAAGGCGGCAATGAAAGCGCAGCGTGATGCGGTTGAAAGTATGAACGCCGCAGCACTGAAAGATCTCCAGTCGCTTGCGCAGTCTGTATCGCAAGAACTTGCTGCCAAAACAAAGCAGTACAAATCGATCACTGAAAAAGCAGACCGCGCTGAGTATTACATTCCTGATCAAGACCGTAAAGCAGCGGATGAATACCTTGCAGACCTACGTTCTGACTTGGAAGCTTTGATTGCCGAAATCAAAGACGCTGCGCCAACGGCTGAAGATAAACTGCTTGTTAATACAGAAGTAGCGCTTGATAAACGTCTGCAAGCGGAGAAAAATCTTTTAGCTAAACTTAAAGCAGAGCGTGAAGCTCGCACACCTAAACAAGAATCTGAGCAAGCTGTTGCACGGCGCAATGTTGCCGTTATTGAAGCGACACAGCGTAGGCTGGCCGACCTCCGTGCCAAGAATAAATTATTGTTTGAGCAGCGCCTTGCAGATATTTCAGGTATTCGTCGCACCAGAGAGACTGTTACAACTTTGGAAGAAACTGCTGGTGTGTACAAACCAAAAAAAGCAGGTTCAAAGAAAGAAACAAAAGACTTACGCATTCAACTAAGAACTCGTGAGCGACGTGTAACTACACCTGTTGGCAAAGGCGCAGAAAAAGTTGAACGTCGTGCTGAACCGCTGGATCTTTCAAGCACTGCTGCTGAAGCATACGCACTCACCGCTGAAGAAGAAAAAGTTCTGTCACCTGCTGAAGCAGCGCAAACACTTTTACGGGGTACGCGCCAGGGCATTACCGCAACAGGGGCTCCAGGGGGTGTGACAGAACAACTGCGCAAACAACGGCTCAAACCGTTACGCGGCGGAGAACCTGAAAAAGCAGCTAAAAATATTGCTGAGGCGAGCACGTTACGTCAACGTACAGCAGGAAAGAAAGCGCAAACTGATAAAGATTTGTTGAAGCTGATCAAATCTTTTGAAGAAGGTATTGCACGGGAAAACGACGACACTGCTTTCCGTATTGAAGAAGTTGGGGATACCGTTGTTGATCTTGCAGAAGCTCAGAAACGTATTGACGAATTCAAGTCCAAGCTGCCAGAAGGCGTGAAGTTTGTTTACGCTGAAACCATCATGGACGCGCCAAAGTCATTTATACAGGCGCTCTACAACCAAGGCATGGATCAAGATAGCGCCAAGGTGCGTGGTGGTGTTCTGCCTAATGGAACTATTGTGGTGATTGGTGAGAACCACACCGACATGTTGGATCTTGAAAAGACGTTGGCGCACGAGTTAGTCGGTCACTATGGCGTTGATACGCTCCTCGGTCCTAAAGGCATGGACAACCTGATTGAGACAGTCAATGCTCAAAAAGGTGGCATGGAGAAGTTAGCCTCTGACCTTGGTGTCTATGATGCTGCGCTTGGTGCTGCGTTGGCGTTACAAAAAGTTGGTGCGTCTGAACAAGCCCAGCAACGTGCAGCCATGCGTGAGTTAATTGCGCACGTTGAAGAAGCGCGTATTGATGAGAACTTTAAGCAGAAAGCTCGTCGTTTTATTGGCGAACTGATGGGCGCTGTCCGTGACGCGTTACGTAAGATGGGCTTGGCTACGCTTGCAGAACAGAACCCCTCAGACATTTACTTCTTGCTGCGTCAGTCACGCATCAACATGGCTAAAAGCAAAGCCGGGGCATACGTAGCGGGGGATCAAGTTGTGTTTCGTAGCGCCCCGCGCTACGGCGCAGATGTTCCTGAGAATGTCATTAAGACAGCAAACAAAATTGTTGCTACTCCTCCAGGAGTGTTTGACAAGGTTAAAGCTAACAACTCTTGGCTTGCCATCCGTACGCAGTTTATTGACCGCTTTGAACCTCTGGAACGTGTTGCTGCTGAGATGAAGGACTCGCTTAAAGCAACGCAAATGCTGTACTACCTGCGCATGTTTGATCAGCGCATGAGCTTTACTTCAGAAGTTACAAACAACGGCGCGCTTATTCTGGATAAGAAGAAGCGTGATGATGGTCAAGAAGAAATTGTGGTGCGCAGCGGTGGCACTACCTCGTTGAAAGATGTGGCTACCGAATTAAGTAAAGCTACTTCGCTCAATGCGGATGCAGCCAATATGCTGTTCACGACATACCTTGCTGCGCTTCGTGCGGATCGTGTTGGTCTTGATACGTTGAACTTTAATCCTGACCTTACACAAAAAGATCTCGACGAAGTCAAAGCTTATGTTGAGCGCACACCTGATGTGAAGGCAGCGTTTAACGCAGCGCGTACGAAGTACAACGAGTACAACAAAGGGCTAATTAACTTCCTTGTACAGACTGGCACGTTGTCTAAAGAGTCTGGCAAAAAACTGTCAGAAACAAATGACTACATTCCGTTTTACCGCAAGCAGGGTGGCAACGCTGAGCTTGTGCTCGGGGGTGAGATTTCGCCTATCAACGTTGGTAACTTAAAGAGTCAGCCATACCTCAACGAGTTGGTTGGCGATAACCGGCACATCCTTGACTTCTTTACAAGCTCGGTACAAAACACAAACCTGCTAACTGACATGGCCCTGCGTAACCTAGCCACGCGTAATGTCGCGTTTGGTCTGGGGGAGATGGGTTTGCTTTCACGCACTGATAAAGAAGTTGCTGCAAACAAATCAGGTATCCGTAAAGGCAAGGACGTTAAAGGCTCAGAAGTTATTCGTTTCAAGATTGACGGCGAAGATTACTACGCTGAAGCCAACACAGAAGCGCTTGGTATTCCGTCTGACTTGTTGGTAAAAGGGCTTGAAGGTATATCGATGACAGTCCCAGCGGCTGTGCGTATGCTTGGTGTTCCTGCTCAGATTCTTCGTAAGTTCATCACGCGCAACCCTGTGTACGCACTTCGTCAGATTATTCGTGACTCAACAGCCGCAGTCATGGTGTCTGGCGCAAACATGACGCCTGTAGCCTCCTCTCTCAAAGAGCTTGGCAAGATGCGGCAGGGTAAGAGTGAAGGCGAAAAAGCGTTACAAGAGCGCGGTATTCTTGGTGGGCAGGTGCTTACGGGTACGCCTGAAGATATTGGCAAGATACTGAAAGAGCTTGTCAACGGCGGTAAAGGCTGGACGCTGGCTATGGCTAAGCTGGATAACTTTGCCGTGCAGGGTGATGCCGCAACGCGTGTGGTGATGTACAACGACTTCCGTAAGCAGGGGCTGTCCGACATGGAGGCCACACTCGCCACGCTGGAGTCCATGAACTTTAATCGTCGTGGGTTGTCGCCAAGCGTGTACATGCTGTCAATGATGGTCCCGTTCATGAACGCGCAGATCCAAGGTATGGACGTGCTCTACAGAGCGTTCACTGGCAAGATGCCGTTTAACGAACAGCTCAAAGTCAGAGAGAAACTTATTTCGCGTGGGTTGATGTTGGCAGGTATCACGCTTGCGTACGCTGCCATGATGGAGGACGACGAGACGTACAAGAACGCTGATCCAGCAGATCGTTACATGAACTTCTTTGTACACACGCCGTTCTTTGATGAGGCAGTACGTGTACCGATTCCGTTTGAGATTGGCTATATATTTAAAGCGCTGCCTGAGATGGTGTACAACACAGCGTTTGGCGATACAGAGCTTAAACAGATTGCGCCTGCCATTCGTAAAATCTTGAGTAGCTTAGTGCCGGGGGACATCCCCGCAGGTATTAAACCCATGATCGAGTTGATGACCAACTACTCGTTCTATAGCGGTAAAGCTATTGAGAGTGAGCGTGAGCAAGCGCTTATCCCCGCAGAAAGATACCGCGCTGGGACCACTGAAGTTTCCAAAGCTATTGGCGGTTTGTTTGGAATCTCACCCATTAAGCTTGATTACATGATTCGTGGGTACACGGGTGGGTTGGGCGTGGCTATAACAAGTATCGCTAACCCCGTTCTTGCTGCTGATGAAAAAGTAGCCCCTGAAATGAGAGCTAGCGATACGCCAATCGTTGGAGGGTTGTTCCAGCCTAAAGACGCGCAGGGTGTTATCAACTACGCATACGAGCTTGTTAGTGGTATCGAGCAAAAGCAGCGCACCATGAAAACCATGCAAGAGCGTGGTCGTCCTGAAGATGTAAAAGCGTTTATTGAAGAGAACCGTCAAGATCTTAAGCTTGCGGATACAGCAGGTTCTTTCAAACGCTTTATGGGCGAGTTAGCAAAACTTGAGCGTAACGTGCGCGAGCGTACCGATATGACACCACAGCAAAAACGAGAGAAGCTCGATGAGATACGCCAGCGCAGAATTAAAACAGCGCAGCGGATGGTATCTTTAGTCGGTGAAAGTAAACTCCAAGC